TACTTTATTGAATATTTACTATTTATATCTTGTTTTAATTCTTTTACGAAAAGTTTTTAATATGGTTCCTATATTAACAAGGATTTTTTTTTCCAAAACCATATGTTATTCCATCCCATGAAATTCCACATTGATTTGCCCACTTTTGTTTATTACACATTGTATTGCCTCCTTTTAAATTATTAAAATCCATAAAATAATGTTTGTTTTTATCCACTTTATTAAATACAACATCCGATTCCGAAAATTCTCCAATATTTTGTGAACTACATTTTCCAAGACCTTTAATATTGTAACATTGCCCAGCTTCTTCTACCCAATAATCAGGACAACTCATGGGAGGAGTTCTCCATGTTTCACTTTGATTTGCATAAGTAAATAATAATACTACGCAAAATGTCAAAAAAATAATACCTGTAGAAATAAGTATATAAAATTGCATATCCCCAAATTTGGTCATATATTATAATTATATTAAAAGGAAGGCATGTAGGGATTGTAACCCGAATCACATGGAGTATACTGACCGTATCCATAATTTATTCCATCCCATTGAACTTCGCCGCAACCTGTAAGTCCTGAAACAGTTGACCCAATTGACCAATTATATTTATCGCAAGCAGAAACATTAGAAAAATCAATAGAAATTTTTTCACAAGTTCCTAAACCTTTTGTATTCATACATGTTCCGGGGGCTCCTTCCGGCCAATAATCTGGACACGTTTGGGATGTAGGCGGCCATGGACTATTGTTATATGCACTTACAAATGTCCATATGACTACCACAAAAATAATTATCAATAAAATGATAGCAATAAATAAAATAATTTTTTGTGCTGTTCCAAAAGACATATAATAATATTTTATAATAATTTTCTTTTTTATTTATAATGAATAGAATTGTTCAACCCAATACAAACAATTTATTTAATTTATATGATAGAATTCCTGTAAATCAAATTACTACAATTCGCAATCCATTAAAAGGAATATGGGGAGAAAATCTCGTTTCAGAAGTTTTCTTTTCCAAAGAAAATATAGGGATAATCCAAAACGGAATAAGAGCAGGAGTGTATCAAAAATCAAATGGGAAATATTTAATAGACAATCAAGATACAGACCAATTGATTGTTATCATGCGGGGAATATTTACTTCTTACTCTACTAATTTACCAGATAATATAAGAGAACAAGTAGAGAAATTAAATTCACGGGTTATATCGTATTGTTCAAACAAAGTTTTTGAAGAAGCCCAAGGATATCTAAGATACTTAAAAGATACAACTACTATAGCTACTCCTTTGGATTATCCTTCTATGCCATCGCATACAAAACAATTGGAATTTAAAGGATTTTTTTAATTTTCAAGAGAATAAGACGCACTGATTAAAATAAAAAGGGAACATACTCTCCACACCAAAGTCAATAAATTGTAAAAAATAATGTCAAACTGTCTTTCGCAGTGAACCAATCTTATTTTATAAACGGTTACTCCTATTATTGAAAAACATACCAATGTTAAAAATACAAATGTATCTTTCATAAAACATTGAATGATACATTTTATCAATGCAATCCCAAAGGCAATATTTTTGGTAACAGTCAACGTTTGTTTTGAATACCATTCATATAACGCTGATATCACTAAAATGTTATTTGCCACCAAGAAATTCAAGTAACATAAAGAAATAAATAATATACATAAATAGTCTATTTCGTCATAGTATTTATTATTATTTATATCGCAAAAATAACTTGTTACTATTAAACATGCATTCAAAATTTTCCACAACAAATTATCAGTTTGAAGCGAAGCCCAAAAAGTTATTACATAAAGAAAAGATGTTGACATCCCATGTTTAATAATCAAAAATATTTTTAAGTTATTTTAAATTGAATGGGTCGCCAACAAGCGCTCTTGCACCATGGTCGGTATTTTTATCCAATACTATATTTTCACCTTCAAATAATGTGTTTCGTATATCTTCCGTTGTGACATTGTCGGGCAATTCTTTTTCCTGAGTATTAAGATTATTTATACCTACTAGATTTCCATTATCGTCCAAAGTTTGCGTCAATTTATTCCCGGATTTTTCGGCCTTGGCTGCATTATCCTCCATTGCTTTTTGTTTTGTCTCTTTAATTCGTTTTTCAAAAGTTGATTTCGCAAAAGACTCGTTTTTGTTTTTTTCACACATTAACTGGTTCAGTTCTTCTTCCAAATATTCTACCTTACCTGTCTTATATGCTTCAGGGTCCCATGGCATCCAAACTCCAACTGGCCCTACTAAAATATCGTGGTTCGGGTCAACTTCGCGCAATAGTTTGCATCTCAATTCTGCTTCTTCCTGTGTTGAATAAGAACCACGAATTTTAAGCCCTCTGGTGCATGTTTGAAACTCGTGTTGTTTATTAAACGCTGTCTCCAAATCCTCTTCGCATTTATCAATAAATGTCTTGTAGTCATTTTCAAATGAATTATCCTTTAGATTTTCTCTTTCTTCCTCCATAAACTCTTGGAAATCATTTGTTATATCATCAAATGTGAGAGAATATTTAAAAGAAATAAAATTAAGGAATTGTACAAATTTTTCCATAGATTTATTAAATTCCCAGCGTTTTAAAAACTCTTGGAAGAAAAACGCTTCCTTTTGTTTAAGAATTTTTTCGGGAGAAATAAAAGAAACACATACAAATTTTTGTCCAGATATAGGCTTGTCTTCTTCCAGTAAATCAATATATTTTGGATTAGGTTTACCTTTTTTAAGTTTTCGTTCAAATTTACTCATAAAATAATACAAAAGTCGTATTTAAGTATTTTAATAAAATAATTTTAAAAAAAATATATTTGTATTTTATATGCTTAACCATTTTTTTGATGTGAAAGAAATAATTAGGAGAATTATCAAATATTTGATTGAGGGTTTAATGGTTGCCATTGCTGCATATGCTATACCTAAAAAGAGTATGAATATTGAAGAAATTGCTCTTTTGGCATTGGTTGCCGCTGCAACATTTAGTATATTAGATACTTATCTTCCAAGTATGGGTGTAAGTGCAAGAACCGGCGCAGGTTTTGGTATTGGTGCTAATATTGTTGGATTTCCAGGGGGATTGTAAATTTAATGTCCTGGAAGAAAGGGAAGATTTCAAAATGTTTGCCCGAAAGGCGTTGCTAGATTTAAGTGGTTTAACTCGCGAACAATCCATTAAAAAGCTTATAATGACGCAAAAGGTAAGCGAAAATAAAACCAAAAAATAAAACAAACAAAACAAACAAAACAGACAAATAAAAATAACTTTGTTCAAAATTATGATTTTTATAATTATCATATCTATTTTTTAATACAACTTTACCATTATATTCGCAGTTATTAAAATCTTTTTCGTATAAAAATTTATGTTTTTTACCATTCAAATATAATATTTGCGATTTTTTTTCTTCAATGCCACCTATTGTCATTAAATTGCAAATGCTCCAATCCCAATAATCATAAGGAACTTGGTTTGTGTATTTTTTTACATATTTATCTATTGTATTTTGCAATATTGGATTGGCTCTAGCACACATTATAAAATGTGGGTTTAATTGAAATTCCTGTCTATTTTTTGAAAAGTTTTCTGATATACATGTGACAAAATCGTCATTATCAATATATTCTCTTAAAGGTACAAGAGGATTTATATCTGCATCTACATATAACCCACCAAATCTATTCAAAATACAAACTCTCCAAAAATCGGCCTTAATGGGTCCGTCTTTCAGGAAATTAAAAATAGCAAGATGTAAAGGAGAATACGACAACGATTCTTTGCACATTTCGTCGTCGTACAATTTAATTTCGTATTCTGGATTCAATCTTTTCCAATTTTTAGAATAAATTTTTATTTGGTCCAATTTTTTATGACACATATATATCACTTTTGGTATCATATATGTATAAAAATTATTTTTTTGCATATTTAAACATATATAAAAATATCAATTAACATATTGTCGGAATAAAATCCCAGTTTAATGCCCCGCACATTTTCTTCCATATATCATCCTGTTCAATCAATTTCTCCCGGTCTTTCAACATGGGTATTTCATTTAGATATGTTTTTTCTCCAAGAAGCTCACATAATTTAAATAAAATATAATAATAATTCAAAAAATTCACACGATAATCTGGACAAAATTTTGCATAAGGAACTTGCAATTCCATAAAAAGATTGCACAATAATTCTTCCATCTCTGGGCTAATGATTAAAGGGGGGATCCCCAATTTATTTTTAATAAAAGCAATATGTTCATAATATTTGTTGTACCCCAATTTTTTCAAAATCTCTTTTGTCTTTGTATAACTCATTTGCTTTAAAGTAATTCTTTCTCGTTTAATTTGTAGAAGAATATTTTGTATAATTTCATCCGCAATTTGAGTGGATTCTTTGCCTTGAAATTGGGCTAAAATTTCTTTAAAATGATTTATTTTTTTATATGCATAAAAACATATTTCCTTTGGGGGTTCTTTATAGGAAGGTTTCTCGTTTTCAATTAAATAAGGAATACTTTTGAAACAATTATTGCATAATAATAATCCCTCATCTTCCACGGGTATCATTTCACCTTTAGAACAATAATTACATATATCTTTTTGACAAATAAAAGTATTTATATCCATATATTCGGTATTGATGTTTTGTAGATATTTTTGTATAATATTATTCTTATCTGTCTTTTGTAGAGGCGTTTCTAATTTAAAAAAATTGTACAAAGTATCGTTTTTTACATCACTTGGTTCATTGGATATTTTTTGTTTATTTTCAAAATATTCATAAATATATTTTGAATTATCTAGAAAATATTTTTTTTTATATCTTTTCAATTCTTTAATTTTTTTGATATATTTATCAATTTCATCCCTAATATCCATTTTCTCTTCCTCTTTTTTTTCTTCCAACTCTTTTTTTAACTTTAGTATTTTACATTTTATTTTTGGAATTATTTCTTTATCGTTTTTTTCAAACTCTTCCAGGAATTCCATGTGTTTGCGATCTATAGTTATTTGTTCATTTTTAAAAATTTTAATTTTTTTATTTGTTTTTGGTTTAAAACCCGTCATAAATTAATTATTTATTATATTTTTATATTAAAAATTATAAGTAATAAAATTAAATTATCTTTCTCACTATTTCGTATGGATTTGCGATTAGTAATAAATTCTGATGGCCAAACAACTAATTTGAATATAGACAGTTTGCAAATTCAAAAGATGATTTTTATTTACAATGCATTAGAAGATGGATGGAAAATAAAAAAAGAAGACAAGTCTTATATTTTTAAAAAAAATCATGAAGAAAAAAAAGAATATTTCTCGGATTCTTATTTGCAAGAGTTTATTAACACGCATATTGATATACTAAATATTCAACATTCCAAATAATCGGATAATTATATTATTTTACAATTAAATTAAAATTACAAAAATTTTTTTCTTTAGGGATATTATAAAATGGGTGGTGGTTTAATGCAACTAGTCGCTTATGGAGCTCAAGATGTTTATTTAACAGGCAACCCTCAAATTACTTTTTGGAAGGTAACATACAGACGTTATACCAACTTTGCAATTGAATCCATTGAACAAACTTTTAATGGACAAGCCGATTTCGGAAGACGTGTACAATGTACTATCAGTAGAAATGGCGACTTGGCATACAGAACTTACCTTCAAGTTACCCTCCCCGAGATTAACCAACTTATGGGAACTGGTTACAATGCTGTTGGTGGAACTTCAACTGTTTACGCCAGATGGCTTGATTATCCTGGTGAGCAGCTTATTGCTCAGGTAGAAGTTGATATTGGAGGTCAACGCATTGACAGACAATACGGAGACTGGATGCATATCTGGAATCAGCTTACGATGACCAGCGAGCAAACTCCTGGTTACTTTAAGATGATTGGTAACATTACACAGCTTACTTTTATTACCGACCCATCTTTTGCAGAGATTGATGGCCCTTGTGACTCTTTGGCTCCAAGACAAGTGTGCGCCCCAAGAAATGCTCTCCCCGAGTATACTCTATATATTCCTCTACAATTCTGGTTTTGTACAAATCCCGGTCTTGCCCTCCCTCTCATTGCCCTCCAATACCACGAGGTTAAGATTACTCTTGATATTCGTCCTATTGATGAATGTTTGTGGGCAGTTACTACTCTTAACTGCAATGCAAACACTTACAGTGCAACTGGTCAATACAATGCCAATCCTAATTTGACTACTCCTCAACCAGGTGCTCCTCATGGTCAATATGCTCCTGGTCGTCCAGTCCCTGCTTCTATTGCCTACAATCAATCTCTTGTCGCTGCTTCTATCTATGTTGACTATGTATTCTTGGATACTGACGAACGTAGACGTATGGCACAAAACCCTCACGAGTATTTGATTTCTCAGCTCCAATTCACTGGCGACGAGTCTGTCGGTTCTTCTTCCAATAAAATTAAGTTGAATTTCAATCACCCAGTCAAGGAACTTATTTGGGTAGTTCAACCTGACCAGAACGTGGATTACTGTTCATCTCTTGTTTGCGATGCTCTACTCTACAAGGTTCTTGGCGCACAACCATTTAACTACACCGATGCAATTGATGCTCTTCCAAATGCCATTCATGCTTTTGGCGGTCCATCTGAACTATCTGGTGAATATGGTTACATTGACGCACGAGGCCTGTTTGACGATGCTGGTGCTCTTGATGCTCAGATTGACCCTAATTCCGACTTTACTGGTTACTGGCATGGTCCTAACAATCCGTACTATGAACCCCAGATGGGCGGCAATCCAGATTTGAGTAATGTTATTAACTCAAGTCAAGGTCAAATCAACAATTTGTTGAATTCAGTTGTTGACCCTTATGCCGGTTATGGTCCCGCCAACCCCGCCGTTTCAAGAAACAACAACTCATCTGTTTCTGATGCCGGAACATTTGTATTGTGCGAGACTTCCCTCAACCTTCACTGTTGGGGTCTTAACCCAGTTGTTACTGCAAAGCTTCAGCTTAACGGACAGGACCGATTCTCTGAACGCGAAGGTTCTTACTTTTCTTGGGTTACTCCTTACCAATGCCATACTCGCACTCCAGATGAAGGCATTAATGTCTATTCTTTTGCTCTTCGCCCAGAGGAACACCAACCTTCCGGAACTTGCAACTTTTCCAGAATTGATAACGCAACTCTTCAATTGGTCCTTTCTAACGCAACCGTTGAAGGTACCAAAACCGCCAAGGTTCGTGTCTATGCAACCAACTACAACATTCTTCGTATCATGAGTGGTATGGGTGGTCTAGCATACAGTAATTAATTTTGCTGAATCGCAATCACGATAAATTTATAAAAAATAAAAAATTTACAATTATAAAAAAATATAATTGGTTTAAAATAAATATTTTATTTTTATTATGTTACCGGTTTAGGAAAGACTAAACGCAAATATAAACGCAAACATAAGAGCAAAAACACGAAACACGGAAAACGCAAAAAAATTGATTTTAAAAAACACAATAAATAAGTATCATAAAATGATGAGCCCCGTCGTAAACGTAAAAGTCGCCTATGGATACAGAAGTTTATGTATTGTAACAAACATAAATCACACATTGACGCGTTTTGTGCAGACAGTGCAACAAGAAATAAGACAGAATTTTGATGTGAGAGACGCAACCAGGATTGAAATTGTGCTAAACCGCGGATTACCTTATTCAGAACTAGGACTAAAAATTCCTGAAACAGCAACACGGGTGAATGATTATGTCAGAGAAGAATTGGGCGAACAAGAAGACTGGTTCAAATGTCATTTTTACGCCCGAATTATTGTCTTAGTGGGAAATGACAAAGAATATATAAAAGTTTTTGGGGATTCTATTCAATATATCAAAAAGGAAGAATTGGAAGAGGTCCGCAATGGAACGCGAGAAGAAGCAAGACGTTTAAGTGAAATAGACATGAGCCGGCTGCCAGTTGTTTTAACAACTCCCGAGGTTTGTTCAATTTGCCAAGAACAGAATGTAAATGATGTATGTTTATACGCATGTTCTCATGTATTCTGCAACCAGTGCACTTCAAGATGGAGACTTAATTGCGCATTGTGTAGACAACATGCGTTATAAAGCGGGTTCGCGGCATAATGCACAGCTATGGTTCCATACTAAATTACAAGATTCGCAAAATACATGTTCGCAATTATACAAGCGTATATTCCGCACACGATTTACATAACAAATAGAGCATAAGTCGTCGGGCGATTGAAAAAGCTTGCGCATGTTTTCCACTTCGGGGCGATGTAAAGCTGGATAAAAAAGTGTGTCAATCTGTTCTTGTTTACGAAACCGAATGCTGTATTCAGAATTCATTGCATTTCTTCCAATCCGCCCCATGGCTTGTATTGTTTTATCTTGCGTCATCAATAAATCTTTGCTTAAATATCCATGACAAAACTGATAATTTGTTCCATAAATATAATCACTGTCAGCAATAATTAAAAATAGTTTTTGTTCGGTTGCAAGCTGTTTCATTATTTCAGTATAATCTGGGTCATTGTGAGTTGCAAATACACCTATTCCAATAAGCAGCAATACTTTCCAATTATATTCTACGTTTAATGACATAATTCTAATAATAGTCACTTCTTCAATATTGCTTGTAAAACATTTTTTTGTTTCCATATCTTTTGCCCATTTATTTATATGTTCAAATTTGTTGGGTATAAATATATTATTCAAATACACCGGTTTTATCCGTTGCTGCAGTGACGCGAGTTCTTGCTTGCATACGCTCATACCCTTTAATCTTTCATCCGATTTTTGTTTTTCAGGTTCAGGTTTTCCTTCATCCATGTTTCTATTTTGTATATCTTCTATTTTTTTCTCCACTTCACTTATCTTAAGATTAATCTCATTATTGTATTCAATTGTTTTTACAATATCATCCATTATTTTCTTTGGAATATTTGTTTGTTGGATATAAAACTGTGCTATTTTTTCTACATTTTCTGTTAAAAATATGGTTGGTCCATCTGTAAGGGTATAAGCATCGCTTGTTGTAATAAAAATTCCAAATGGTTTGTTACTTTCTCTAGGAACATACAACTGCGGTCGGTTTGCACGACAGATTGTTTCCCATGCATCTTCCGGTATATTATTCAATACTCGCAAATAATGCATTTTAATATTTTTCACATTTACATCATCCAATGTTGTAAAATGGCGTTCTGTTCTGTACTTCAACGGGATAAAATCATTATCTTCTATGTATCGGATAAACTGTGAAACCTGTTTTAAATCAAAATAACGTAATAGTGTTAAATTTTCATTACAATGAGCGACAGATTCTCTAATTCTATTATACTCATTTGACAAAAGATGCGGCAAAATGATATATCCGTTATGATCCACCAAAGGTATTGTTTTTTTACAATCGTAACTTGTAATTGTATTTATATCTCCGCTAAATCTAAGTCTGAAATCATTTATCGTTTCTGTAATTTCAGTTGGCTTTGGGAGAGTCGCGGAAGATAAAACAATATTTGGGATGAGATTTTCACACCAATTTTGGTGTATGATTTGATGAAGAGGGTGTTCATCGCAATCAAGAGTGATTGTTGGTTCATCCCAGTATGTCATTATTTTATCGGGAGAATTAAAAGCAATCATGTAATTCATTGAAGGTAAATAAGATTGAATGTCGCTTATAATAATTTCCACTTTTTCTCCCAAAGAATTATCCACTTTAAAAATTCCACCCGACCTCGTATCTTTTGTATATTTTTTAGCAGCCGAATAGTGTAAACGAATATCGCCGGTTGTTTCGCACCCAAATGCAAATGCAATTTTTTTACCCATTGTGATACACGCTTTTGCAAAAGAAAGACCAATGTGCCTGGCCGCACAAACAAAAATAATCCTATAATTCTGACTCAATGCAATAGGTGTTAATGTTTTTCCTGTCCCTGTGGGGGCAATGTAAAAAATTAATTTAGGGGTTTGATTTTGCGAATAATTGAATATTTGTTTTTGGTGGTCGTATAAAGTAATATCCGAGTATTTTGAAAGAATTTCGTTTTTCTCAATAAATGTGTTTGACTGATACACAATATTCTTAATATCTACTTCTTTTGAATGTAAAAAATAGGAAATAATATCATTTACATATTTATTCACTTTCATCCTGTTCTTTGACAATTTGAATACAGTAAAATAATGAATTTCATTTTTTGTATCCAAAAAATTTACTAGTTCGTCCAATAAAAGAAATTCCAAATGGTCTGATTTTATTTCGCTTTTTTGAAATCTAATTTCATCTGCTCTTTTTAATTTCATTTTTGTTTTAGGGTTAATTGAATCTAAAAAACGATATTCTTCGTCCGTCTCTTTGAAAAAAGCCTTTAATTTTTTAATGTATTTTATGAAATAATTTTCAAAAATATATACTTCAATAAAATTCCGGTACTCAAGTGACAATAAATCCGTGTTTATTTTCAAAAAAGACAATACGGTTGTCGTCTGATTAATACTAATATTCAAATCAGTGTAACCATCCATAATCATTTTCAAAATTTTTTGCTCCTTTTCATTTTCAGGTATTTCAATAGATTCCCATTCAAATTTAGAAAGTTTCTTTTGGGTCAAGTCCATGTCATGTTATTAATTATAAATTAATTTTAAATGATTTACAAAATATATAAAAATAAATTTTATTGCCGTCTTGTTTTTTCAATTTTATAAGTGGTTGAAATGAAAAATTAAAAAATTGAAAATTGTTTTAAAGACTTAAATACCCTCATAAAAGGAAACATGTCTATAAGCATCATATCTATTGAAGGAAACATCGGCGCAGGAAAGAGTACCTTTTTGGAAGAATTAAAAACGATGTTCAGTCAAAATTCCAGTGTTGTATTCTTGGACGAGCCGGTTGAAATATGGGAGAGCGTCAAAGATAAATATGGCGTGTCCATGCTGCAGAAATTTTACAGTAATCCTAAAAAATATTCGTTTGCATTCCAAATGATGGCATATGTTTCGCGGCTGAGCAATCTCCGAAAAATGTTGGAATCATTGAAAGCGGAAATTAAAAGCGAAGATGACCATAAGGTCATTATCACAGAGCGGAGCATTTACACAGACAAGTTTGTTTTTGCCAAGATGCTTTACGACGAGGGAAACATGGAAGATGTTGAATTTCAGATTTATTTAAAGTGGTTTGATGAATTTTCCATCAGACAACTTGACAGCGTAATAATGCTTCAAACCGCCCCAGAAAAATCACACGAAAGAGTTCTCACTAGAGGGCGTGTCGGCGAAGTGATTTCCTTGGAATATTTACAAAAATGCGAGGAATACCACAAGGAAATGTTGGCAGAATTACCCCACAAGGCAGTCTTTGATGCAAATGGCGACATTTACAAGAACCCGGATATATTGGAAGGATGGTTAAAGACTACGCGTGAAATTGTCCTCGGGTTTTTGTATAAAACAATTTAAATGTAATGGTATAAAACATGTAAAATGCACTCATTATATTTTGATGGTTGTTCAAAAGGTAATCCTGGTAAATCCGGGGCGGGATTTGTTATTTATGAAAATGATTTAGAGATTTATTCTGAAAGTAAATTTTTGGGAAAACAGACAAATAATTTTGCCGAATATTCGGGATTACTTTTAGGATTAAAAAAGGCAAAGGAAATGGGTATTCATGATTTGAATGTGTACGGAGATAGCATGCTCGTTATAAAGCAAATGAACGGCGAATACAAAGTAAAAGCAACTGGCTTATTAACATTGTATAATCTTGCAAAAGAATATTCAAGTAACATGAAAATAACATTTCAACATATATATAGAGATAAAAATAAAAGGGCTGATGAATTAGCAAATAATTCTATTATCTAAATATATGGAAGAGAAAGTGGGTGATGAATATTATGAAGATGATGGTTTTGGAGGTTATGGAGATGGATATGGAGATGGAGTGCATGAGGTTCAGTTGGTTCATGGGGATCATGAGGATTATTCGGATGAGCAAAATGTGATAGTAATTACAGATGAGTATGAGTATGACTATGTGGATGGTATGAGTGTTGGACCTTTTGACGATGTAATAAAGCCTACAACTAATCAAAGGATTATATTTCATAATAACGGACATGTGTCAAGTTCAAGGAGCAATCTAGGTTTTGCAGAATTTATTTATAAAAATGTTGAAGACGATTTAGTATGTCTTGAAACACATTGTAATGGTTCTGGTGTATATGGTTATGCAAACATAGCAACAGTTCGCCGAAGCACATTAGAGCCTGGTCCAATTACTAGTCTGCGATTAAATAATCCAGTAATTTTAGATTTACCAATAAAGGTTTCTATATATAATATGTTTGGTAGGAATATCATTCAAATCGCCAAGAATTGTGTGGCCAACCCCGACTTAACAATAAATCCCGACCTTATTCAAGCCACTTTTTTAGAAAACCCTGAAATTTTTGGAGAAGATGTTTTTTATGACACAGAACAATGGGGAACTACACTATTGCCAGAAACAATGGAGGTAGGAAGGGATGGTTATGGAGATATATGTACAACAATAACTCTAGAAACCATTTTTGCAACATTATTTCCAGAAATTGTTGAAGTAGGAATTTTTGATTATTTAGTAGAAAAATTGAATGATTTTTTAACAGATTGGCGAAAAGCTGAAATTGGGGATTTTTTATTTCAACCAACAAATTACATATTAATGCCATTTTATGATGGAATCTATTACGGAGAAAATGTTGGTGGTAATGATAGGCATATTGGTTGTGTAAAATATTATTATGATCCACCTATGCCTAGAAAATTTGAAGTTCAATTTGATGCGTCTAGATTTGACGACTCTAGATTTTTGACAAATGGTAACTGTTTACATCATATTATTGTTGGGGATACAGAATGGAGGTCGGAAGAATCTAAAAATGAACCTGATTTATTTTATAAGTTTTTGGATCAACATTTAATCGAACCCGAAGATATGCTTTTAGAAGGTACTGTAGTAGAAAATCACCCATTTCCGATACAGGTAGATGACGAGGAATCATTTCCGATACAGGAAGATGACGAGGAAGATTTTTCTCGTGGAATTAAAAAAAACAAAAGTAAAAGACGAAGCAAGAGAAAAAACAAAAGTAAAAACAAAAGTAAAAACAAGAGAAAAAACAAAAGTAAAAGACGAAGCAAGAGAAAAACAAAAGCAAAAAAGCGACGCTATAAACAATTATCGTAATAAATAAATATCAGTCATTCCTGTTTATACAATATGCTCTCTATACATGTGGTACTGTATTCGCCATTCCTCAGCCTCCTCTTTGTCTGCGGGTACGTCTACGTCTATATTTGCGCCCATGTTTGCGCTTTGTTAAATTAAAAAACTTTTTTATTTTTGAAAAAGTTTTTGAAATTGCTTTCATATATTATCAAACGAAAATTCTTCATAGCTAACCCTTATAATACGTTCTGGAAATGAAAATCCGGATTCGTAATCTTCCATTTGTTTATTAGCATGTGGGTTATAAACAAGTCTTCTTCTTTTTGTTTTTATTTTTGGTTTTTGTAAACGGAACATATACATAAATTATATCATTATAAAATTGAGTTGGGCCTATATTTTAACATATCCGGTTCTATTTTTGTTGTTGGAAATTCTTCGTTGCCATAAATATCTTGCAACAATAACCATTCAAATAAACCGCCAATATAAATATAAATGTTTTTAAATCCAAAAGCATAAAGTTGTTTGTATTTCATATAAATTTTTTCATCATTTGCATTTTTTCCATAAATAATAATATTCGCATCCCTCCCCATTTTAATACATGAATTTATTTTTTCTTCTTCTAAAGAAGCTTCAACAGAATTAATTATTAAACAATGCTGCATATCTAAAGGCAATGTATTAATAATCAAATATTCATTTTTTATGGCCTTTTGCATATCTTCAAAATTAATTCTACGGATTGAATTTAAATTACCCATTATATTTTAAAACTATTCTATTTAAATAATTACGACGACCTACATATTGGACATCCTTTTGTCCAACTTACCAAACAATCCTTGCAGAAAGAATGCTCGCATTTATAATTCAAAACACACAATTTTGAATTATAACAAACACCGCATTCTTTTATACCATCCTTTCTGGCCGTCTTCAATTTTTCGCGCCTCTCCCTCTTGGTCTCTGTTTTAGGCAATCTTTCCGTCAAAAGCCTACGTTCTGTTGCACGCATCATTCGTAAAAATTCGTCTCTTGCTCCTTCCATGATAAGTCTATGTTCAAACCTCGCAAATTCTACATAATTATTTGATGCTATGATTTCGTCATATTCGCGTTGCCTTTGATACCTTTCCACTCTCAACCTGTGTAATTGCATTGATTCTTCTAACGCGCGCCTTCTCGCTTCTTCTCTTGCTCCTCTTTCTTCTGCCTTTATACGCGCCGCCTCTTCTTTTGCTGCCTTTTTTTCTGCTTTCACTCGTGCCGCTTCTTCCTTTTCCGCCTCTTTTTCCGCTTTTTTTTCTGCCCTTATTCTTGTTTTAACGACGCGCTCCAATTCAAGTCCCATTTTTTTGTTACCATTATCCAAAATTCTCCCCATTACGAGCTCCAAATTTGGATTCCCATCCAAAGTTCCGCCTTCAAACTCGCCGTCTGCCATCAATTCCGCCAAAAGTCTCAAGTTCGCTAAAGTTTGCATGTTGTGCCGATTTTCAGTTGTACTAAATTTTTCAAAAATTTTATTTTTTCAATTTTTTTTATTTATATTTATTTTTTGAAAACTTAAATTATGGAAGACGTTGACGAAAATGAATATTACGACACTATACCATTCCCCGAGGAAAATATTATAAAAGAATTGGTTGAAATTATTTATGAATGCAAATCATTATTAGATACAAAACTTGATAATTACTGTTCTAGGAGAATAACTCATAAAAATTGGTTTATTAACACTAAACAACGATGTAGAATGAATAATCATGTCACTTTAGATAAATTTATAAATTATTATTTTGGAGGGTCACCACTTGATAAAGAAAAACTAAAAAAACTCACAGAGTGTTGTCACACATTTAATGATGGTTATGGCGTAGATACTAATAAAGCATTATTAATTAAATGTCTAAAAGATACCCAGGCTACACAGGAAAAGTTAATATTGATAATATTGAATTCTATATTGAAAGTATGAAACGTATAAAAGGGTTTTTGCAATCATTAGACAACAATTTGTACAAAGTCGCCAAAAATTATATTAAACGTACCCGTGGAGGAAGGCGCAAGCGCAAAACAAGATTACGCGTTAAACGTTAACGAAATTTCCACTGTTTCCTTCTTAATGCTTTTTGTGGCTGAGATAGACAATTCTTCTCGTTTTTTACGACTGTCATTCTTTTTGACTTCAATCTTCTTCCTTGATGTGCTATTTCTTGCATTCATATCGTTCTCAATACTTTCATAATGACTTTCAATATAATCAATAATTTTATTTTCCAATGCCCATTTGAAAAAATTCAATTGACCAATCGTTGTTTCAATACCATCACCGTCTTTTGTTTTATAGGGAATTGTTATTCGTTCCCATCTACAAAACGGGTCAAACCTCTGTTTAGAATAAGCTTTTAACATTAACTTATAATCATCATAAACCTTAAAGCGCACACCGTTGTCTATTATCACATAATATTTCTTAGCATAATTTGTAGTAAACCAATCTATTATGCGCAATGAAATCTTAGAGTCGCCTGCTATAATAGACAACATTTTTTTGAGATTATCATTATCAACATAAAACTGCATAAGTTTTTCAAGAATTAATTTATTCTGAGTTATTGAACACGAATTCATACTATTTAAAGGTCATGGTTTCTTTATATTATTTTTTATATAACACGGAGTTTTTCAATCTCTGAATCCTTTAATTTCAGTTCCATATTTTTTAGTTGAATTATCATGACATTTTTTTCATTTTCAGAATCTTTCAATTGCAATCTCAGCCCATATGTTTCATGAAGATTTTTTACTTCTAGTTCGTGTTTTTCATCATTATTTTTCATTTCTAATGCATGGGTTTCATTCAAACTCTGTATTTCTATATTCTTTCTTTCAAGAGCATTACTCAACTCTTTTATTTCTTGTTTGTAGCTTTCCAACTCTTCCTTTAACTGAGCACTATGTCCTTCATACTCTTTGCCAATATAACCAAATCTCTTTTTCATATCTTCCAGTTGGTTTGAATTCAAAGAAATGAATTCAGTGTATCCATCACATCGTATTCCAATATTCAATTTTACGCCATACAAGTCGCATACGTTACTTACATCTTGTTCTGCTTTTCCTACATACAAAGGATCAATCACTTGAAAAGAAGTTAGTTTAATATCAACCCCAGGCAACTTTCCAAACCCCAGTTCGTGATTTCCGATTCGTTTTGCAAAATTTTTGGAAAACCCGTATTTATATACACTAGCTTCATCTGGAAGATTCGTCTCTATTTGCAGAGATTCGCGTATTTTTCCTGCTTTACCTACATATATCAAGTAAATACATGGCATCACTTTGGCGTGTGTTGAAAAAAGAGCTCTTAGTGACTTGGTAGTAATTTTAAAAAGATTTGCCACATGACCAAGTTTTTCATCTCTGCTTCCCAATTGCACAACAAACAATGTTTCCATGGCCCATTTTTTAAACTTGTCAGCTATTCCTGTCCGCGAATTCATCAAAACGCGAATTATACCCGAATAAGTCAAAAACAATTCTTTTTTATTCACCTCAAAGGGGGAATCTCCCCCTTTCGGGTGAATAAAAATTTTGTAATCAACATTTTTTTCATAACAGCCTCTTTCGTCGCGTAATGTATGGTTTAAATTAGGCATCTTAAAAGCAACCATTACATCTTTTACCCTAAAGAGAATACCACCCTCGCTTTTTTCGCCCCTTGTCTCAATTTCAGCTACATTGCCTTCATCGTCTCGGAACTTTTCATCTTCATTCAACAAAAGTAATGGCGGAGCTTCTCGCAATTCATTTTCTTTCAGCTCTTGAATTTGTAATGCCATTTCCGGAGAAAGTTGTGTCATCTCAACTCCCCGGTCTATATCTAAAATATGATGGTTTACCCATTTTGCCGAAATCAATAATTGAGACTTTTTAGAATCCGACCCACATGGATTCCACATACCTGCTTTCAAATTCGCATACACATAATCTTCCTTTGGTATCTGTTTTTTATCAACAATATTCTTTGGGAACTTTATAATTCCACAGTAAAATGTTTTCTTGTATTCAAACAAATCCTTATTGTTGTAGTAAAGCGTGCCAGTAGAATCAATTGGAAACGGTTGCGGAAGACTCATCTTATATATTACTCTGTCAAAATATCTTTAAACCCTTTTGCGGGCGAATATATATTAATATATGATAACATATATTCGCCCGCGTCTAAGTATCCATCTTGGATATTTTCATTTGTTTTGTAAAAAAGAATTTGTCCTTGCTTTTACATCTTCGCTCCAGATTACATTTTAAACAAGACAATACAACATTTGTTTTTTCGTGAGCCAAATCATTACTTATGCGGTCCAATGTCCATTGCATAGGTTCGCGTTTTAATAAGTAAATGATTAACAATTCTTTTTCACAATAATAACAGTAAGGAGATTTTCTAAGCATTTCAATGACATCCTCTTTGGTAACGTATTCTTCCGTAAACCGGTTTTTTAATTTATCTTGATGTTTGTAACTTTCTATTTTGGCATTAATGCTTTTACTCATTAACTCGTAACTATCTGTAAAAGGGTCACAAATATCCAATTGTTGTTTTTCAACATGAAAAAAATCTGTATTTATTTTTTCCATATTCTTTTTTTCTTTTGGTTCATCTGGTTTGATTACTTTTTTCATTTGATAACGATTGTTTTTACCAAAAAAATTTATTGTTTTTTCCATATATAATAATAAAAAGGAATTAAACTTTATTTACTTTATATATATAAATGGAATCGTTTAAAGAAATGCCACCGGCAAGGGTAAAAAACTCGGAAGTGAATGAAATTAAAAATATTAAATATAAGACTGCGGCCATCTTGAAAAACACGGAGAATTCAAATATTAATAATTTGGACCTGTTTTTGGAAAACGAGCGGTCTGTAAATCAAAATGAACCATGGAATAAACTTGATAAGACGACCAAGTATAAAAAAATATCCGACTATATAGAAGTATATAAGACCGAAAAATCTTTAACGGAAAAAGAAACGGAAGAATTACAAGTATTTTTGAAAGACGCGATTGACAAAAAAAAAATTCACAAGGTAAAGGACATTGCATATGATAAAGTAAATGGCGTCATTAAAGAAATACCGGGACTAGTATTTTTAAAATCAGAGCATAAAAATTTTACATTAAAAAATATGAATACAAAAATGAGTACATTGAAAGCATTGCCTAAAAAATAGCTTTATGTATACATTTAAAATTAAAATATTAATATAATATAAATATGAGCCACTTCTTCACTGTAAAAGAATGTGAGGATTTTGTTGAAAATTTGTTACTTATAATGTATGATTTTTCGTTGCATCATATATACGATTTTCCAAATCCACATTTTGACGAAATGTTTCTTAAAAACATAGATGACTACATTAATGAATTGGTTGAAATGATTGGCGAAGAACCAACCGAGTACAAAGAAAATATGGAACCATTGGTAAATTACGCGCTTGAAATATTTTACGAAGTTTGTATACCACCGCGTTCTTTTTCTACTTCCAAAATTATTAAACCTCGAACAGAAGAGGAGAAGGAAGTCATTTCAACCCAAATGAATATTTTAAGGAATATCCCACAACCAGAACAAAGAACGGAAGAATGGTATCAATTGCGCAATAATTTAATTACCGCAAGTAATGCATATAAAATATTTGACACGGATTCTTCCAAAAACCAATTGATATACGAAAAATGTCTTGCATATAATCAGAAAATCACCATTGTGAGAGACGACGATTTCAAAAACATTAATGTGGGGACAGCCATGCATTGGGGACAAAAGTTTGAACGCGTTTCCGTGATGTTATATGAAAAAATGTACAATACAAAAGTGGAAGAATTCGGTTGTTTAAAACACCCAACTTATTCTTTTCTAGGAGCATCCCCGGATGGAATTAATTCGGATGAAACGTCGGATAGATATGGGCGATTGCTGGAAATAAAAAATATCGTGAATCGCGAAATTAATGGTATACCTAAAACAGAATACTGGGTGCAAATGCAATTGCAAATGGAAGTATGCAACTTGAATGAATGTGATTTTTTGGAAACTAAATTTAAGGAATATGAAAGCGAATCCGATTTTTTAAATGACGGAACTTTTTTATTTACAAACGGAGCTCAAAAAGGGATTATCATGTATTTTTCTCAAAAGAATGGGACTCCTGTTTACATATACAAACCCCTTGATATGGATAAAGAAGAGTTTGATATTTGGGAACAAGAAATGATGAATCAAGATTTAATATGGATACAAAACATTTATTGGAAATTGGAAGAATTAAGCTGTGTTTTAGTTTTACGAAATAATTTATGGTTTGAATGCGCTATTTACGATATTCGTGATTTCTGGAAATTAATTGAACACGAGAGAGAATATGGGTTTGAGCATAGAAAGGCAAAGAAACGAAAACCCAAAATAGTTGAGGAAATGAAATGTTTGATTCAGTTATAGCTCATTAAAACATGTGCGTCCTTCATAACTATACTTAACTTCCGTTGTTTCTCCGTCGTTGTCAAAAACGTCTATACGCCACCCCCCGTCACCAAATCCACCCTCTTTAATTTTTACCAATGTCCCGACGATTTTGACATCTTGTGTAGGCGCAAAATACTTTATGGGGGACTCCGTTTTTTCTGTGTATTCTGCATATTCATACCGCTTACCAATCTCAGTCGTCAGCCTGAATACTTCTTTTTTCCCGGGAACCCAAGGCTCAATGATAAATTCTTCATTTTTCAGTAAATCAAAGACAACTGTTTTAATCTTGGGTTTGATTTGCCTAAATACAGTTTTTATCGGTTCACAAAATTCATCCGGTTCAATCAAACAAGGCTCAGTTATCTCACGGTCTCCTGGTGCACTCTCCATTGTTTTCATCTCCACGCACGAGACGCATTCTCTCTTGTAATCGGTTCCTTGACGTGTTCTTGACATGACCTTCAAATATAATTTATTTTTATATACAAAATATTTTTCAATTTTTTTATTAAAATAATGTAATGATTTCTTATTACATTATTCATTGCCAAAAACACATTGAAAGATTGAAAAATATAGAGCGTGTTCAAAAAAGCTTGGATGTAAATATTTTTAATGGCGTTGAAATTACTGGCGCAGAAATTTCCGATAAATTTCCGGAGATTACTTTTGTGGAAAGCGGATTCCGGAATACGGGTGAGCTCGGGTGTTATTTGTCGCATTATAGCCTTTTGAAAGAGATAAAAGATAAACCCGGATATTCTGTTATTTTTGAAGATGATGTTAAATTTGAAGAAGGGTTGCATGAAAAGATAGAAAAAATTACTCGGGAAGAGTTTGATATGGTTTTTTTAGGGAATTTGCAAAATGCAAGAGGCGCGCGTGTAAAAAATAATATTTATATGCCACCCCGGGGCGCATTATGGGGAACGCATGCTCTTCTATTTAAGAATGAAAATGTTCACAAGATTATTGAAACATTAACGACAATGGAAATGGCTATTGATAATCAATATAAAAAACGGATTGATGAAGGAAGAATCAATGCTTTTGTGATTCAACCAAATTTATGTGTACAGAATAAGGGATTAAGGAGTACTATTCATAGAATATTCTGTCATCATGATCATCGTCTGTAGTAAGATTCAAAACTCTTTCCTTTAAAAAAAGAATCATTTCAGTAATAATAGCACAATTTAGGGGACCCGTATTTTCAAGATTTTGTTTATTATATTTAAGTAACAACTCTCTTAATTTTTTACTATATACTTCATCCTTAACTGTTTCATTATAAATATTTAAATCTTTTATTCTATTATATGCATCATGATAATAAGCACTTAACAATTTGTTTTTAATATCATCCCAAACTCCACAATTTATGAAGTTTTTACCGAATTCGTATTTAAATTTGTTATCTAATTCATTTGCAGCATTATCGTTACCTTTAAATACGGTTATCCAATCTTTCATTTTATTATTGGAAATCCGCGTTATATCATCAACATTAACATCATCATTAACAACGTTGTCATAATTAAAATCATTTACATGAGATGGCAAATTTAAAGATTCCGGTGAAACCTGATTTTTTTGTTCTATTGATTCCTTTAATGCGTTATAGGCTCTTAATCTGTCTTTGTCTTTTAAAACTTTGTCTTCTCCTTCTCTGATTACGCGGTTCGCATCCCCATAAAAATCATAGTTTAACAGGGAGGCGTTTTTTTCTTTTTCTTCTTTTTCTACTTTTTCTGTAACACATTTACGAAATTTACGATATTTATTAAAATTTTCTTGGGGTTCGTTGGGGTCTAAATTACCTCTCTTACATTCATCTTCATATATAGATAATTTATTTAAATTTCCTTGTATTTTTCTAAGTATAGCATATCTGTTATTTTTACACTTACTAAGTGTTCGATAATTCCATAAACGCTGAAACCTACTTTTACCTTTCGTACACTCATCATCTAAAAAATCTTTGATTTCGCCACCAATTTGCCTTGCAAATCTTCGTTTTGACAACCTTTGTTTTGCTCGCCTCGTCCTTCTTGACCGTCTTTGCGTTTTTCTACTTTTCATATTATTATGAAATATTATTTTTTACGATTAGACTTTTCATATTATTATGAAATATTATTTTTTACGATTAGATCTTGTTATATAATGCTGAACAACTGGATTAATATGTGTCATAACTTTAAAAGTGGTTGTTTGAAGTATTTCATTATCCTCATCTAATCTAGCTGTAAACTCTGGAGTCGATTTGCTTAAATTATTAACATTTTCATTTCTCCAATCCATTAATTTGGATAATACGTATACTGCAGACTCATTTAAAATATTCTTATTTGTTTTTGCTAAGTTAACAAGTTCACCATATATCAGTTTTTCGTACTTTTCAAAAGTGCGGCATAATTGAAATAATTCTTCAGGTTTGTCTGTTGTTAATAAATTATAAAGTTCTTTAAATGTTAGTTTCTTTCTAAAAAAAGATTTGGTTTGGTCATTAACTGTGCAATAATCCAGAAGTTTTTGTAATAACTCTCCAAGCTCTGTATATTCGTTTTTTTGGTTGTCTACTAGTAAAATATTGGTATTCGTTTCTTGTCGTGATATTCTTTGTTGTTTTTCTTCTTTTTCTTTTCGTATTAACTCTTCATATTCTTTTTTTATTTTTTCTTTTGTTTTATTAATACATTCTATATCATCTTCTTTACAGTTAATATGTTTATATATTTTTTCATTTATATTTTTTTTTTCATTTTTTT